CAATAGTGGCACCGGGTGACACGCCTACAGGGCCGTACTTCATGATTATTTCCTCTTTTTGGCCGTTTTGGCCGATTGACGGAACGCTTTAGCAGTCGGAGCGCCTTTGGCACCCACTTTTCGCATTTTTTCGCCAGAACCGGCAGCAATACGCTCCCGTTTAGCGTGAATGTTAGCGTACAAGCCCTTTTTAGCAGCCATTAGTTGCACTTCCATCGTCTGAGTGAGGCCTTAGCGCGTTCGGCAGGGCCTTTGGCCTTGGCAACGACGCCTTTCATACGCGCACAGAACGACTTTTTGCGTCCTGCGTCTGCTTTAGTCTTAGGACTAGGCGCAGGAGCCTTCAGTTTGCTGCCCGTGGCACGGTTGTACTTTGCTCGACCCTTGGCGGTCAGGCCAGCGCCCTTAGAAACGGACTGCTTTTCGCCGCGACCAACGGAGAGCGATACGGACTTCTTAGCCACTCAAGCACCCATCCACGACGAGAGCATCTCGCCGCGTCCTGAAAACCTACGCTCGATTTTAACTCTTGACTCCCGACTTGCAACAGGGTACGCGAAAGTAACCGCTAAAGCATCTGCTGCGTCAGGGGAGGCCAGCCCTCTAGCCTTCATGTCTTTCTTGGCTTCTAGGGCTATGGCACCCGAGGAGTTAGTCTTGTACTGCGGGCTACAGAGGTCGGACTTCAGCAATCGTTCGTTCGGGATCGAGGCGGTACGCAACCACTGGCGCATATCACCCCACATCTCGGCACGCTTGTTCTGCCACATCGCAGGCTTTGACGACTTCCAGCCAAAGTTGACGCCACGCACCTTGTACCGTTGTTCTTTCAAGCGATCCAAGATGCCGTAGCCGAGGCCGCCTTCGTCAAGGACAACCAGAGCAGGGCGAAACTCTTCGATTGCGTCGATTACTCGCCCAACAATCTCCATTGTATCTTCGCCTTTATATCTCTTAATCGCGACAATATCGCGTCCTTGGCGCGCGACAATGACCGTGGAATCATTGCCACTTCTAGCCGGATCAACGCCCAGTACAATCGGAGCAGTTTCATCCTGGTACTTAGGGCGAGACGCCGCTTCGTCCACCAAACTCGGAGGGATGAACTGGTCGTCTCCATCGGCGGGGAACTGTCCATACACTTCGATTCGGTCTTGCGGGGAGTCCGCGCCGTACTCTTCGATGATTTGCTCGTAGACCGCTTTGTCGGTGTCTTCGACTTGCCGGGCGTCGATGCTTTGCGTCGTCCAGAAGTTCCTTTTCGCGTTGAAGCACTCATAGAAATAGCCCTCGTTTCGGCGTGGGTTGCTAAACGCAAACCAGAAACGGTTTGGCGTGTTCTCAGTAAAGAAGCCTTGGGCAACGTCCCAAATCTTGTCTGGGATACCAGAACTTTCATCGAATATCAGCATGACGCCATCAGAGTTGTGCAGACCCGCGTAGGCGTCTGGGTTCTCTTCTGACCACAACCGGCCTTCAATAGACCAATAGCGCGTGCCTTTTCGCAGGTCACGCTCTACCAGTTCTGACATCCATTTAGCCGGGGTTACGCGAGTAGCAGAAATCTCAAACCAATGGCTGTTCATGGACATTGCCAGCCACTTGGTAATTTCCGACCACGTAATCGAGCGCAACTGCGCTTCAGAGTTAGCCGAAACGATGACACTACCGCCAATGCGGGTAGATAGCATCCAGATAACAAGCCAACTAACCAAGGCAGATTTGCCGATACCGCGACCTGACGCCACGGCCATTCGCATAACCCGAAAGTCCACCTGCCCGTTGTTAGCGTCAATATGCTCTTTAATCTGACGCAGAACGTCCCGCTGCCAGCGCCGAGGTCCAGCATGATGCTCTAGGGGCGTGCCTTTTTTGCCCCAAGGAAAAACAAATCGCACAAACGCTTCGGGATTGTTGGCGATGTCTTTAGCCCATAGGCGCGACATCAACGCCATTTCTTCGTCGGCGGTGTAGATCGTCGTTTGCATTAGGCGGCCATCTGCCTTTTGGCTGTTTGATAAGCGTCAGAGGCTAACTCAGGCGTAGCAAAAAGTCCTAAATGGCGGTTCTTGCGGTTGACCTGAATTTGCGCCGCCCACTTACCAGATGAGTGCTTGGAGACGCCAATATACCCGCTAGTGTTGTTTCGGTACTGCCCTTTGTTCTGCATGTTGCCAAGTTGGTCAACTTCGCGCAGGTTGGCGATGCGGTTATCGGTCTTAATGCGGTTGATATGGTCTATAGCCGGTTCCGGCCAGCGACCATGCGTATACAGCCACGCCAGCCGGTGTGCCTTATAAGCAAAACCGTCTACCTTGATGTGGATATAGCCGCGTGCGTGTACGCAGCCTGCGTGGTCGCCGGGGGTCACTTGGCTAAACCTGCTGCATGGCTTGAGCCATGTAAAGACGCCGGTTGCCGGATCATAGTGCAGCAACTCTCTCAGGCGTTCTTGCGTTAGAATCTTCGTAGCCATAATCAGCCTCTCTCGAAGGTTGGTTGGTCAGAAGCCTCGATCCGCTGGAACGGTTCGGGGCTTCGTCAATTGTAGCATCTAGTGCAGGCGGTGTATCCGACACCACTCTTCCCTGAATAACGCGGGATTCCGCCTCTTGCAGTGCCGCGATGATACTGATCTGCGATTTAACATCGACCTGCACCTGGGTCTTAGCGACCCACCCATGCACGTGCTGCAAGAGAGCAAGTGCTGCCTTGCTATCGCCACCAAGAGCCGCCACGCGCAACTGGTTGGCCGCCTCAAATTCACTATCAGCACGACCTTTAGCCTCCGCGATAGCCGCAGCCCCATCCATCTGGCAGAGCCTACGGTACTCCATCGGCAGCATGTCCGCAGCAAAGGCTAGGGCGTCACCCTTCAGCCCCAGTTTGGCAGCCTCGTAAATCTTATCCAAAACCTCCTGAGAGGCTTTTAGTTCCCGAGGCTTAAAAGGGATAGACCTAAACGTCTCCATCTTTAGCCTCGTACTTAAAGGTGATCCCGTCGCATCGAGGTTTATCGGTGACCCAGCCATGAGAGACACGGTGAGCGCACCAAATCTTGTTTTGCGGACGCGTCACTTCAGCAGACCAGAAGCAGGAACGGCATACCAAGGCAGTGGCAGCAAACTGCGACCACTCTTGCTCCGTCATTCGTAGTGCCATGCGGGGAATGTAACAGAAGGTTTGGCGAGAAGGAAAGTCGTTGTTTGCGCCTTTTGCGACTTTTCCCTAGTCCCCACGTATACGCGCGCGTGTGTGTATACGGTGCTTTTAGGAAAAAGGCGCAGAAGTCGCAACGTGCAGGATGATCCTGCCGGGAGGCCGCGATCTCGAACGTCCGTCGAGACTGTGTGCCGAGGCGGAAGCGTCTAGGGATACGTTTAGTGCCTTAGGTATGCAGCACGATTGTGCTTTCAGTTTCCTCTCGGTCGCTACCAGCGCATCTGGTCAGACGTTGCAAGTAAAGGTTACCAAACAATCGTTTATTAGGGAAAGGGGTAAGTAAAGGATGTACGGATGATGTGTGTACAAATTAAAAAAAATAAAAAGTTTTTGTAGACGCTTCGTAATCGTGACCGGTCACGCTCTGGCCCTGCCCCCCCTGTTGTTTTGCTGCAACACATTGTTGTGCGTGTACCACAAGCCTGGATGCAAACGATTCTCATGCAGTTATGTAAACGAGAATTGTTTACATGATGTTGCGTAGATGCAACACGTTGCGTTTATGCAACATGGTTATGACTGTGGTTTTTGTGCAACAGAGAGAGAAGGGACAGAGAGAGGTTAGGCGTGGTATGCGATTTAGGCTCGCCTATCTCAGTTGCTCACGCTCGATGAAATTTTTGGCAGTAAGAGTCATAGCCTATAACGCATACCTTTCAGCCTTATCCCTAGTTTTCTAGTCACTTACGCTCTTTCTCTTTTCACCTATTCGAGCGTCATCTATATGGCTTAACCCTAAATACATGGCACATTGTGTATGTAACTTGTGTTGACACGATGATTCGATGATGGTGTAATGCAATCGTTGACAGACAAACACAAGGAGCGACTAACACATGAGAACCCGAAGTAAAAAGAAATCAACGATGATTCGCGACTTTCTTGCTTATCTTTGCATCGCGTTTGGTATTTCGCTGACCGGTTTTTCGATTGCTATCGTCAGCCTTTTAGGGGTGCAATCGTGAGCCGCCTTTATCGCGTCTACTTTCGCGGTACGTCTAACGTAGCCGCCAACCTGATCGTGGCTCGCTCACCTCGTGCCGCCGTTCAGATTGCATCTGCAATGGCTAACACCCCGACCGCTTACCTTGTCGCCCGTGAGGTGCTGCAATGACTCGCCTATCGTCTGTAACTCTCGCCCTAGCCTATATCGCACCCGTAGCGGGTTACTTTGCCGACGACTACGCTGCGCCTTACCTATTCGCAGCGGGTATCTGCGCCGCTGCTACTGCTGCTCTCTTTTTCATCACTAACGATTAATTTACGGAGACACTAACTGTGAACGCCGATTCCGAATATCGTTCGCTTGTGTCGCTTGCTGCTAATCAAGCGGAGGCACTTGCAAAGAACAACGCCGCAGCCGGTCGTTTTGAGCCGCTTTACCTTTACTGCCGCCCATCGGCTCCGGGTAAGGCTGGATGCCTCATGTTCTTTTCAGACTCCGACACGGTATTGCCCGAGTTTGAATTGGTCATCGGGGAAGGGTTGCGCGGTAACGTGCCATATTCAAACTACTGGCAATGGGTCTATGACCGTGCGCGTCGCTCGCCCATCCTTGCCATCTAACAGGTCGAAACGCCGTGAGGCGTCCGGCAGTAGTGCTGCCGCTGATGAGACCAACTAACTAGGAGACCACGATGCAAACCGAAAACCGATATAACGGATGGACGAATTACGCCACATGGCGCGTCAACCTTGAAATCATCGACGGCTACGCCCGTGCCTTTCTCTCCATCGACGCCCGCGATATGTGGCCGCGAGAGGTGCGTGACGACGACGCGTATAGCCTCTCTAAACAACTGGAAGAGTACGCCGAAGAGGTGGTGAGCGGGTACGGGCAGGTCGAAGGCTTAGCGATGGATTACGCCCGAGCCTTTCTCTCTGAAGTTAACTGGTACGAAATCGCCGAGCATCTGTTGGACGCGATCCGCGATGAGGTGGCCGCATGAGCGCGCACACCCCCGCCCCTTGGACAGCCTCTGACAACGCGATTTATGGCAGCAGCGGCTTGATTAAGCCTCTGATCGCTTACTTGGATGACCGTTTCGCTGATGAGGAGGCAGCGAATAACGCCCGCCTGATCGCCGCCGCTCCTGATTTACTCGCCGCCTTGCAAATGGTTAACCGTGTCTGGTCGCACGATCAGACGGCC